GTGTGGGGTTGCTAAAGGTAAAAGGTTTCCTAAAGATAAGTATGTAGAGCAATGGATAGGTATTTCTAAAGATGAAATACAAAGAATGAAGCCAGCTAGAGATCCATATATTTTAAATAGACATCCTTTAATTGAAGCAAATATGTCAAGGCAAGATTGTATTAATTATCTTAATAAAAATAAAATAATACCACCAGAAAAATCAGCGTGTCTTTGTTGTCCGTTTCACGATGATAAGTATTGGCATGATTTAAAAAATAATAAGCCAGATGAATTTAAGGATGTAGTTGAGTTTGATAAAAAAATTAGAGACATAAGTAAAGATCCAAATATGAAGAATTACACTCATAGGAGCTGTAAACCTTTGGATGAGGTAGATTTTAACCCAGACGATAATCAATTAGATATGTTTGATAACGCTTGCGAGGGTCTATGTGGGGTTTGAAGTAATATGAGTTATTTTTTTGTAGGCGATTTAAACATATTAAAGGATAAAAGGCTCACACCTATAGATCGATTAGTTTATTTCAGCCTGGTTTCATTTATGAGTAGTAAGGATGGAAAGTGTTATCCTCGATATGCAACGATAAAGCGGGATCTGGGTATTTCTAAAGCATCTATAAATAGATCAGTTAAACATCTTGCCAAACTAAAATTGATAACAGTAAAACGCTTATCTTCAACAAACCTTTACTTATTATCGCAACAAGTAGAGTTGGAGAAAAACCGCATAAAACGACTGAAGTCTCAATTTGATAGCACCGATGTATCACAGAGACATTTATTAATAAAACCATCCTTATATAACTATAATGCTAGGAATGTTAATAAGTATCATAGAGGTAAATTTATCTCCCCCCCAGTCGCTAATCATTCTAAAACAACAATAGAATATGAAGGCGAGAAATACGAGTACTGTGCCGAATTTGGAAATTATATTGAATATCAGAATAAGCAAGGCGTTAAGATTGCTAAGCATAAATGGAAAGATGAACCTATAAAAAAGTTTAGTGCCATCGAAAGGGTGGCATCTTGAAGTTAAGGTGTGTAAAGATAATGGATATATTGGATGAAGCTGGCTTGGCAGAACGCTTTATGCCTAAACCTAAAATACCAAAAGCAGCTTCTATGTTTGATATTCTGGAATTTACTTATGATCCAAAGGATCATGGTTACTATAATTCAAAAAAACTTAAATTAAGAGCAAACAACAAACAGATCAATTGCTGGGATCTAACAGTAACAGAGTTGTTACCCCTGGTTGAACTTGAAGATCGTAAGATACTCTGGGCCAGATCTAAAAGATATTCCTGGGTAGCTCTGGGTAAGATGTTTGGTTGTCATCGTGTAACGATTAAGAAGAAGTATGTTGCAGCTGTGTTTACTCTTGAAAGTAAGTTAAATAAAACTCTTATAGACAAGATAGATAATATTTAGTAATTGAAAAGGTACAGTTGGATATAAAAGTATTCAGATATTATGGCTGGTCATCCACTTAAAAAAATACAATGCGAAAGTATCGCAAGAACATCTGGCAAGCAGTGTAGAGCAAAAGGGTATTTAATGAAAAGTGGCCATTATCGTTGTCGCTTTCATGGTGGAGCTTCTACTGGCGCAACAACAATAGAAGGTAAGTTGATAGCTTACAAAAATTTAAAACAATTTAAGAATTTTACAAAAGAACAATTATTACAATGGATCCAAAACAAACAAATGAAATCATCAAGCGTTTAGAGCTTGGCGAACCTTTATCCAAAATTACCAAAGATAAAAAACTTCCCGATGTCTCAACTGTCTATAAGCATTGTCGAGACAACAAGGATCTACACGATAAGATTATGCAAGCAAGGCAGACTGGCGTTTGGACTTTATTGGATAAGATTGCTGAAGATATGGAAGTACCAAAGACACCACAAGAGACACATTTTTTAAGAGAGAAGTATTCACACATTAGATGGTTGGCGAGTAAACTTGCAGCTAAAACTTTTGGCGACAAGATACAACAAGACGTTAAACAAGACACGACAATAACTGTGAGTTGGGGAAATCCAAATGATATGGTTAAAGCTAAAAAGATTGTGGAAGAAGTACAAACGACATCTGTACCGAGCTTACCTGGTTAACAAGTTGTAGGGTTTTTCCGTGTTTCTGTACTGGCGGCCATGATCCTCGTGCGTGCGTATGAGTTCGGAACAAAACAAGAACATTAGCTAGTAACTCCCTGGTTACTCTCTGGTTTAGTATAGAATTGTTGATTAACGCTAATAGTTGGTAAGATATAGATCTACGACCCATGTTTACTGCATATAAAACAAGAACAATGCAAGAACATTTGATGGGGTATCCCCGCAAATGAGCCGCATATTTTTAAGTATATGTAACTTGGGAGTTCAGCACACAGACACAGACAGACACACTATGGATAATGAAATTAAAAATAAAATGATAACTGCAATGGTATTCCTGGCCGAAGATACAAACGGCATGGTTATCCATTTAAACGGATTTGATAATCCAAAGCACGCAAATACTTTTGTCAAAAAATTAATGAAGAATAGTGGGATCGAGTACAACTCAATATTAGATATGGTTGATCTACCCACATTACACTAGGAGGAAGAATGGAAAAAATAATTAACGAAGTACAACACTATTTAAAAGATCATAAAAAAGTAGTCGCTGGCGTTATTGTTATTCTAGTAATTGCTATAATTTTATAATGCACATCCAGATACCTTATACACCTCGGCCATTACAAGCGAAGCTGCATGAGGATTTGGATAAACATCGGTTCGCAGTATTAAATTGCCATAGAAGGTTTGGCAAAACTATTTTGGTTATCCTACATTTGATTAGAAAAGCTCTAACTAATGATAAGAAAAACCCAAGGTATTATTTGATCGGGCCAACATTCGTTTCGATTAAAAGAGTTTGCTGGGATTATCTAAAGCAATACGCTGGTTGTATTCCTGGTACTACATTTAACGAAACAGAATTAAGATGCGATCTGCCAAATGGCGCAAGGATTACTCTGCTATCAAGCGAGGATCCAGATAAGATTAGAGGAATATATGCAGACGGAGTTTGCATAGACGAGTGCAGCCAGATGAACCCGATACTTTGGCACGAAATTATAAGACCCGCATTATCTGACAGAGAAGGCTTTTGTTATTTTATTTCAACACCAGCTGGAATGTCTAATATATTTTATGAGCTATACCAATATGCTTTAGGAGATCCAAAGTGGTTAGCTTACACAGCAAAGTCATCAGAGACAAAACTGATAGACCAAGAAGAATTAGACGCTGCCAAAGCACAAATGGGGGAAAGTAAATTTCTCCAGGAGTTTGAGTGCGATTGGATAGCTAATGTTACGGGAAGTATTTATGGAAAAATAATACAAAAGTTAGAAGATAACAAACAGATAACCAGGATTGCTTATGATCCAAGTTTATTAGTAAATACTGCTTGGGATTTAGGTTATGGAGATAATACGGCTATAGTTTTTTTTCAACAAGTTGGTAATCAAATAATGATTATCGATTATTATGAAAACAACAAAGAAGGTTTGCCGCATTATGTTCAGTTTATAAAAGATAAAGATTATGTTTATGGCGAACATTATGCGCCACACGATATAGAAGTTACAGAATTTAGTAATGGTAAGACAAGACGAGAGATTGCTTATCAATTAGGAATAAGATTTAGGGTACTGCCAAAACTGCCATTGGAAGATGGCATACATAATTTAAAAATGGTGTTACCTAAATGTTGGTTTGATGCAGATGCTACCAAACCATTAATAGCTGCATTAAGACATCATCATCGAAAGTTTAACGACAAGATGAGAATTTTTAGTGCAAAACCCGTTAAGGATTTTAGCTCACACGCTTGCGATGCTGCAAGATACATGGCTACTTCTTTATCGGAATTACCAAGACAAAAAATGGCTGAACAAAAGACAGCCGAAAACGATTACGCAATACACCAGGAGAAATAAATTATGAGTTTTTTAATGCCAAAAATGCCAGCGATGCCAGCAATACCCGCACCGCAACCATTACCAGCACCACCAAAATACGATGATGCGGATAGAGCTGCGGAGACAGCAGCAAAGCAAGCAAAATTAAGAGCTGCTAGAGTAGGTAGATCTGCAACAATTTTAACGTCTGCTTCTGGATTAGAAGATGACGAAACATCAACAAAGAAAACTTTATTAGGAGGATAATATGGGAGGAGCAGTAGCAAGAGTATTTAGACCACCACCAAGACCCGCACCCGCACCCGCACCAGTTTATGCACCAGCTCCAACTAAAGCTGAAGTATCACAAGTTACAGCTACATCTGCTGTTGATATGAAAAAATCTCAAGGTAGATCAAGTACAATATTAACTGGCGCAAAAGGTTTAGGCGATAACGCATTAACCACATCTAAAAAATCTTTATTAGGAGGATAGTATGGGAGGAGTTGCACCATTTAGAGTTAGATCATTAGATCAACCAAACCCAATAGCTAAAAATCTTAAAGAATTTAAAGAAATTGGTAAAGAAGCATACCATAAAAAAAATGCTCCTAGAATAAAAGAAACAAGAAGGCAAGAAGCATTACTATTTAGAAAAAAAAAATCAGAAAATAATAGCTCTGAAACTAACAAAAAAACTTTACTCGGAGGGTAAATGGCACAAGATCCAAAAGCAAAAATGGTTATAGAGAGATATAAAACTCTCAAAGCACAAAGAGTTACCTGGGAAGATCATTGGCAAGAGATTGCAGATTATTTTTTACCGAGAAAAGCAAACATCACAGAAAAGCACACAGCTGGCGATAAACGCCACGATCAAATTTTTGATGGAACTGCCACACACGCATTAGAATTGTTGTCTGCGTCTCTTAATGGAATGCTAACCAATACTATTTCGCCATGGTTTGTTTTAAAATTTAGAAACCAAATGGCAGCTGACAATGATGCTGCTAACGAATGGTTAGAGAGTTGCGCAAAAATTATGCAACAAGTGTTTTCAAGATCTAACTTTCAACAAGAAATTTTTGAATTATACCATGAGCTGCTAGCATTTGGTACGTCTGCTATGTTTATTACAGACGATGTTCAAGATGATTTGAGATTTAGAACATTACATATTTCAGAACTATACATTACTGAAAATGATAAAGGTTTAGTTGATAGTTTAACTAGAAGATTTCATTTAAAAAACAAAAACATACCAGGAATGTATCCAGATGCGGATTTACACAAATCTATTTTAGCTGATATTGAAAAAGCTCCTTATGATGAAACTGTTATTATTCATTCAGTTTATCCAAGTGCAACACCTATGGGTTATGACAATAATAAAAATATGGATTTTGTTTCTTGTCATGTTCACGAAAAATCTGGAACTTTATTAAGAGAAAGTGGATTTAAAGAGTTTCCTTATGTAGTACCACGTTATTTAAAATCTTCATCTAATGAAGTGTATGGTAGATCTCCAGCAATGAATGCTTTGCCAGATACAAAGATGTTAAACACAATGTCTAAAACATCTATCAAGGCAGCACAAAAACAAATTGATCCACCTTTAATGGTTCCCGATGACGGATTTATTTTACCAGTAAGAACTGTACCTGGTGGATTAAATTTTTACAGATCTGGAACTAGAGAAAGAATTGAACCATTAAATATAGGTTCAAACAATCCAATAGGTTTACAAATGGAAGAACAAAGAAGAAAAGCTATTAGAGAAAACTTTTTTGTTGACCAGTTAATGACTACGGGTAATCAAAACATGACAGCAACAGAAGTTATGCAAAGAACAGAAGAAAAGATGAGATTACTTGGCCCCGTGTTAGGTAGATTACAATCTGAATTATTGCAGCCATTAATTACAAGATCTTTTAATTTATTATTAAAAAATAATAAACTTCCACCAATTCCAGAAGAACTTGGCGATCAAGATGTAGAAATAGAATATGTATCTCCATTAGCTAAAGCTCAAAAGAGCCAGGAGCTGTCATCAGTTATGCGTGGAATAGAAATATTTGGATCTATGCAAAATATAGCTCCCGTTTTTGATTATATAGATATTGATGGTTTAGTTAATCACATCCAGGAAGTTTTAGGATTACCAGCTAAAATTATGAGATCAAAAGCAGAAGTACAACAAAGACAACAACAAAAGCAACAAGCTGAAATGGAACAAATGCAGTTACAACAAGCGCAGCAAGTTGCAGAAACAGCTGGTAAGATAGCTCCAGCTTTAAAGGTAGCAAATGAATAGTAAAGATTTGAAGCAATTAGAACTTGCTTACAAACAAACTTTTAGTTCCGATACGGGTAAAGAAGTATTAGAGGATCTAAAAAAAAGATGCAGTTTTTATTCTACGTCTCACATAAAAGGCGATAGCCATGAAAGCGCATTTTTAGAAGGAACAAGATCTGTAATCTTGTTTATTAATAATATGCTCAACAAAAAACCAATGGAGGATAAATGAGTAGTGAAACAAACCAGGTAGCAACGGAACAACCAAGTACGTTGTCTGCGGAAACACCAGTAACACCAGAAACAGTAAGTACAGATTGGAAAGCCAGTTTGTCGGAAGAAATAAGAGCAGATAAATCTTTAGAAAATATTAAAGATATAGAAGGTTTAGCAAAATCTTATGTTCATGCACAAAAGTTAGTTGGCTCGGATAAAATCCCAGTACCTAATAAATATGCAACAGAACAAGATTGGGATGCCGTTTACGAAAAATTAGGCAGACCCGCAGACGCTGAAGGGTATAAATATGATTTACCAGAAGATCAGCAAATAGATGCTGAAGCGTTAAAAAGTTTTTCAAGTCAAGCGCATAAGTTAGGATTACTTCCTGGCCAGGCGAATGGTATGGTAAAATTTTATAATGAAATGACAAGTGCTGCAATGCAAGAACTAGATACAAAAGCAACAGCAGCAAGAGAAGCTAGCTCTACTGAACTTAAAAAAGAGTGGGGTCAAGCATTCGATCAAAAAGTAACACAAGCTGCAAATCTTGCTAAATTAGTTGGCGCAACAGAGTTGTTTAACGCTAACATGGCAGATGGAACCAAACTTGGAGACCATCCAATTATGATTAAAGCATTTGCAGAGTTAGCGGGTAAGATGGGAGAAGATACAATTACTCAATCATCTGGGCCAGTTTTCCAAACACCAGAACAAATAGAAAAAGAAATTGGAGAACTAACTATGCCAGGTTCAGCGTATTGGGATAAACATCATCCTAACCACGAGGCAGCTATTCAAGAAGTTTTGGCTTTACGAGAAAAGAAAAATCAAGTATAGCTCAAAATACTAGGATAATCGCAAGACCCTAGTTGACATTAGGAAAAGACTAACATCTACAAGATGTAAAACCTAGGTTTCGACCCGCAAGGATAATCAGCCGTTTAACATTAACATAAACCAAGAAAAAAGGAGAATAGTATGTCTATTCAAATTACTACTTCTTTTGTAGAGCAGTATAGTTCAAATGTAACTATGCTTTCTCAACAAATGGGAAGTAAATTAAGAGGTTCTGTTGATGTGGAGACTATTAATGGTAAAAACGCTTTCTTCGATCAAGTCGGAGTTACAGCTGCTCAAATAAGAACGAGCAGACATGGCGATACACCACAAATAGACACGCCTCACAGCAGAAGAAGATTGAGCTTGGCTGATTACGAGTGGGCTGATCTTGTTGACGATGTCGATAAGGTTAGAATGCTTGTGGATCCTACAAGTTCTTACGCAAAAGCAGCAGCATCTGCTATGAACAGAAGTATTGACGATGTAATTATTACAGCGATGAATGCGTCTGCGAATACTGGTGTAGCTGGTGGTACATCTACGGCTTTACCTTCAACGCAAAAAACAGCAACTTCAGACCAATCAGATGGTTTGACTATTGCTAAACTTTTGTCTGCGAAGAAGATCCTAGATAATAACGATGTAGATCCATCTTTAAAGAGATACATTGTTTGCGGGCCACAACAAATATCAGATCTATTAGGTACTACACAAGTAACTTCTGGAGATTTCAATACTATAAAAGCATTGGCTCAAGGAGAAATTAATAGTTACCTTGGATTTGAGTTTATAACATCAACAAGACTGAACATGGATGCAACTAATACTACTGACAGATTAGTTTTTGCATATACTGAAGATGCTATTAAACTTGGCATGGGAAAAGATATATCTGCAAAAATCTCTGAAAGAGCTGACAAGTCTTACTCAACACAAGTGTACTATTGTATGTCGCTAGGTGCTGTAAGAATGGAAGAGAAAAAAGTTGTTCAAATTCCTTGTCATGAAGCATAATAGGAGAAATATAACATGGCTGTAACAACACAATTAAGTACAGAGTACACAAATGCAACAGCAACTCCTATCGTCAAAGCTGATACAACTGGAGATAAAGGTAAATTAAGAACTTTAGCTTTTACTCACAATCAGAGTGGCGCAGGGGATGCAAACTCAACTGTTACTCTTGGCAAATTGCCAGCGGGTAAAGTTAAAATCATAGGTGCATTATCTACATTTTATTGTAACTGGACACAAGGTTCACAAACAATGGATATTGGATTTGAAGCATATACTGATCTAAATGGAGACGCAGTTACTGCTGATCCAGATGGAATGGTAGATGGTTTAGACGTTGATACTGCTGGATACTTTACAATGGAAGGTAACACCGCTGCAACTAAATTGCTTGGTGGAAACCATACATTTGAAAGTCAAGGCGGAGTTGTTATCGTTGCTAAAGCAATAAGTGCAATGGTAGATGATGACGATCTAGCTGGTGTAATAACTTACATCGTAGATTAACACATAAAAATTTTAGGCGGGGAAAGCGAGAGTGGATCCCGCCTAGAGTGCATGACAAAAAAGATCGATAAACCAAAACTTGTATTACACTTTAAGAGTGGCAATCATATTTACCGATATGTTTTAGTTGATCGATTTAAACACGACAATAAAAACCATAATGGTTTTGATACGAAGCAACAATTAACTGAAGCTGAAATATTTGCTTTGGTTACACCAAGAAAGTTAAGACGTAAATATATAACAAAGGAATAAAATGGCTAAAGCAAAAGGTTTATACGCAAACATTCACGCAAAACGTAAAAGAATAGCAGCGGGTTCTGGAGAAAGAATGAGACGACCAGGAGCTAAAGGTGCGCCAACAGCAGCAAACTTTACACGTTCTGCAAAAACAGCAAAGAAAAAATAGATGGCATCAGTAATTCAAATTTGTAATTCAGCTCTTAATCAATTAGGAGCTGGATCAATCACAGCTCTTACAGAAAATTCTAAAAACGCTAGATTGTGTAATGAAAGATATGAAACAGTTAGAGACGCTGTTTATAGATCTCATCCTTGGAATTGTTTAATTAAAAGAGTTCAATTAGCGCAAGATAGTGATACTCCAGCCTGGGGTTTTAGTTATCAATACACATTACCTTCAGATTGTTTGCGTGTACTACAAATTAAAGATTATGATGCAGATTATAAAATTGAAGGAAGAAAATTATTAATAAACATAAGCGAAGTTTATTTACTTTATTCAGCACAAATTACCGATGTCAATGAATTAGATGTTTTATTAAGAGAAACTATATCTGCGGGTTTAGCTTCAGATATTGCTTATGCTATTACTTCTAATCTACAAGTTGCAAAACTTATGACAGAAAAATATGGTTTAAAATTATCAGAAGCAAGACATACAGACGCTAGCGAAGGATATAACACAGATCCAACACTAGGAAATACAGATCAAATACTAACAGAAGATTTCTTAAACAGTAGATACTAAATATGCCTAAACAACTTTTAAGCATACCGAGCTTTACGGCTGGGGAGCTTTCATCCTCTATGGAGGGTAGAACAGACTTTGCAAAATATTTTAATGGAGCTAGTAACATTGAAAATTTTGTTGTATTGCCTCACGGGCCAGTAACTAGACGGCCAGGTACTTATTTTGTATCTGAAGTAAAAACATCTGCTAATTCTACAAGATTAATTCCATTTACATTTTCAACAACACAAACTTACGTTTTAGAATTTGGTAATCAATATATTAGATTTTTTAAAGACGATGGCCAAATAACTGAAGGCGATAAAACTATTAGTGCAATTACTGCTGCAAATCCAGCTGTTGTTACTTCTAGTTCACATGGTTATTCAAACGGAGATTTTGTTAATATTTCTGGTGTTGTAGGAATGACAGAAGTAAATGGTAAAACATTTAAAGTTGCAGACAAAACTACTAACACTTTTGAATTACAAAATGTTGATGGTACAGATATTAACTCATCTGCTTTTACAGCTTACTCATCTGGCGGTGTTGCTAACAAAATTTTTCAAATAACAACTGAATATACTACTGCACAACTATTTGATATTAAATTTGCGCAATCGGCAGATGTCATGTACCTATGCCACAATTCTCACGAAGTTATGAAACTTTCGAGAACGGGTCATACGTCTTGGAGTTTAGATGAAGTTGATTTTGGAACCAAGGGGCCATATTTAGATGCTAACACTACGACAACCACTTTAACACCAGCTCAATCCGCAACTGGAACTGGAGTTAATATAACAGCTAGTGCTATAACTGGAATAAATGGTGGTAATGGATTTCAAACTACAGACGTTGGCAGAATAATAAAATTTAATAGTGGCGAAGCAAAAATAACAGCTAGAACAAATACAACAGTTGTAGTTTGCACCATAACAGATGCGTTTGCTAATACCGATGCAACTGCTGCTTTTCAACTTGGTTCGTTTTCAGATACTACGGGTCATCCAGCTTGTGTTTCATTCTTTGAACAAAGATTAGTATTTGCTGCAACTAGCGATCAACCCCAAACTATGTTTTTCTCTAAATCTGGAGACTACGAAAATATGACATCGGGAACCGATGCGGATAATGCTATGATTTATACGATTGCATCTAACCAGGTTAATGCAATTAAATCTTTAAAAGCTACAAGAACTTTAATTTGCATGACAACGGGTGGCGAATACGCAGTATCATCTGGTACATCGCAAGATGCAATTACACCATCCAATATTAATATTAGAAAACAATCTAACTATGGTTCAGCGGGTGTTGATGCTTTATCAATAGGAAACGCAACTATATTTTTACAACGTGCAAAAAGAAAAGTTAGAGAGCTTGCTTATAACTTTGATACTGATGGTTATGTTGCACCAGACTTAACAATTTTGGCGGATCATATCACAGATAGTGGAGTGGTTCAAATGGATTACCAACAAGAGCCATATTCTGTTGTTTGGGCTGCAAGAACAGACGGAGTATTATCTGGTTTAACTTATAATAGATTAGAGAATGTCGTAGCCTGGCACAGACACGTTATCGGAGGTAAATCAGACACAACTAAAAATATTATACAACAACAAATTTCTTTTACATCTAATTCAACAATAGTTAGTACAACTAACAATACTATAACTTTAACATCACACGGATTATCAACTGGCGATCCAGTTTATTATTATGCAGCTAGTAATATTATTGGTGGATTAGATAACTCTACACTTTATTACACAATAGCATCTGACAGTAACACTATTAAACTAGCAACCACAGCAGCTAACGCAACTGCGGGAACTGCTATCTCATTAACTTCAGCTCCTAGTTCAGATACCACGCAATATATTTATCAAGGTGTAAACATTTCATCTAATTTTATTTATTCAGAAGCTCATGGTTTTACTACTGGCGATATATTTTATTATGATAACACGGGTACATCTATCGGTGGATTATCTGAAAATGTAAAATATTATATTGAAAAAATAGATAACAACCAATTAAAACTTTATTCTAATAAAACTTTAACAACTGTTGTTGATATAACTTCAGCTCATACATCAGAACAAACTGATAATATTTTAACTCATTCTAAAGTAGAAAGTGTTGCAGTAATTGATGGCGATGAAGATGAAGATCAAGTTTGGTTAATAGTGCAGCGTTGGATTAACGGAGCTGTAAGACGTTATGTAGAATATTTTACACCATTTGATTTTAACGAAGATTTAACTGCGTTTCATTACCTAGATAGTGGATTAAGTTATGTGGGTGGAGACACTACAAGTTTAACTGGTTTAGATCATTTAGAAGGCGAAGTAGTAGATATTATTGGCGAAGGCTCAACGCAAACTTCTAAAACAGTATCAAGCGGAGCTATAACATTAGCAACTGCAACTGAACAAGCTAAAGTTGGTTTATTATATTCATCTGATTTACAAACAATGAGATTAGATGAAGGTTATACAGAAACTACACAAACTAAAACAACTCGTATTTATGATCTATCTGTTAGATTTCAAAATACAGTTGGAGCTAGTGTGGGGCCAAATGCAGCAACATTAACTGCAATAGATTTTAGAGCTAGCGGCTCTGCAATGAACTTGCCTATTCCATTATTTACGGGAGATAAATCCGTTGAGTTTGATACGGGTTACGGCACAGAAGGGTTGGTTTACATTCAACAACCACAAGCATTACCTATGACAATACTAGGAATATATCCAAGATTGGAGACAGAAAGTGTCTAAAGTTGATATTATTCCATTTGAAAACGAACACGCAAAATTTATTTTGGAGCAACCATTAAATTCTAAATTTTTAGAATTAAGAAACGAGCATAAAAAATACGCTTATTTTTTAAAAGAAATTGGAATGTCGTTTACGGGTATTGTTAACAATAAACCCATTGCGGCTGGCGGAGTGTTACCACTCTGGGATGGCGTAGCCGAAGGGTGGGTGTTGGCTACAAAAGAAATAAATAACTATCCAATAACATTTGCAAGAGTTATGAAGCAAAGAACTGACATGATGATTGCAAATAATAAAATTAAAAGATTACAAACAAGTGTTAAAGCTGATTGCAATTTAGCTATTCGTTTTGCTAAATGGCTTGGTTTAAAAGAAGAAGGTTTAATGAAAAATTATGGAGCTGATGGTTCAGATTATTACAGATATGCAAGGATTATAAAATGAGTTTTTTTGGAGATTTATTTGCGGGTAGAGCTGCACAAAAAGCAGCAAACTATAATGCTAGACTTGCAGAAAATAATAAAAAAATTAAAGACATGGAAGCAAAACAGATTATGTCTGTTCATAATGATTTTAATCTTCCAAAATTTGACAAAACAGTTGAAGAAATACAAGGCACAACAAGAGTTTCATATTTAACAAGTGGAGCTGCATTAGAAGGTACTCCAATAACTGCTCTTTATGCAAACGCATTAGAGTTAGAAACTGATAGAGATATTATGCAATTCAATGCAGAAAACGCTAGAGACACAAAAATTAACGAAGGCATTATGCTGCAAGCAGAAGCAGATCTTCAAAGATGGAGAGGTAAAGTTGCGAAAAAAGCTAGTTATTATGCAGCGGGAGCAAGTTTATTATCAACTGGAACATCAATGAAAACAGCGGGGTTCATTTAATTCATGGCAATAAAATTATACAAATCACAATTAACACCAACAACTGAAAGTTCTAATGTTATGAATACAAATAGAGTTAGTATGGCAGAAGCTCAATCTATTGGTAAAGCCTGGAAAGGCATGGTTAAAGCTGGAGAAGAACTTTATATAACCCACCAAGATATTAAAACTGATAATGAAATTTTAGAAAAATCTAAAGAAGTAATGAATGGTGGAGAAAATTTTACTGGATTATCTGAAACAAGTATAAGAGCATCAGAAATGAAAGATCCAGATCTTGCTGGTAAAGTATATAACGATGAATGGCAAAAAATATTTGATAACGTCAATGGCACATTATCAAATGGAATGGCTAAAAAGAAATTTAAAGCCTTTATGACTAAACAAAATCTTAAAGATGTTAATGCAATAAAAATTGCTTCAACAACTAATATGATTAATTCTTTAAGAACTAATAAACTAGATCAAATAGAAACTTTAAAAAAATCTGTAATTTTTGGACACCCAACAGAAAGTAAATTAGCAGCTGAAGAATTAAAAGTTTTATTAGGAGATAAAAAAACAAAAGAAATATTTGGTAATACTTTAGAAAAAGTTGCTAAAGCAACTAATAATGAAATAGCTTTTTATGGTTATAAAAGAATGCCATATACACAAAAAGATGAAGTATTAGCAGCAGCCAAAAAAGATAAAAGAATTACAGCTGACGATTATTTAAAATTAGAAAAACATTTTAATACAACACAAACAACAGATAATAATTTAAACAAAGATAACGTATCTAAAATGGATAGTAATTTACAAGCTGGTATTATATTTAGTGAAGATGAATTTAATGCAGCAATAGCAATTGCCACACAAAACCAAGACGAAAAAACTTTAATTAAATTAAGACAAATGGCTACTGATGCGCCAATTATTCAAGATCTTAATACTAAAACTGTTGCTCAAATAGAAAAAAAAATTAATTTTTTTACATCTTTTAAAAATAGAGAAGGTGGTATGACAATAGCTGAAGCTAATGAGTTAAGAATATCACAAGAATATTTAGCATCGCTTACTACCTCATTAGATAAAGATCTAGTTACAACCGCAGCTGATAAAGGTGTTATTTCAATATCTGAAATTAATTTTGAAGATATATTAAATGGTGGCGATATGACTGCGTTTATTGATGGTGCAACAAATAGAATTGCACAAGCAGAAACTGCTGCAAGTGTTTATAAAAGAGAAGTAAAATATTTAACAGCAACAGAAGCAAACACTATTAAAAATGTATTTAATAGTGCAGATACACCAGAACAATTTATAGCTTTATCAAGTGGTATAGTTAAAGCGTTTGGTGTTAAATCAGATAAAGTATTTAAACAAATTTCTAAAGACGAAAATGTTTTAGCTCATCTTGGCGGATTAGTTTTAATGAATGATGGTGTTCCTGGAGAAAATGTAAAACTAGCAGCGGAAGGTTTAATAATTTCTAAAAACGAAAATTTAGCAAAATTATATAAAATGTCTACAACAGATATAAGAAGCACAAATATAATTAAAAAATATTCTGAAGTGTTTGTTGGTAGTGAAGCAACATTAGATAGTACAATAGAAATGACTAACTTAATTTATGCTGCTATACTAAAAAAAGAAGGCAAAACTACTGCTAACTTTTCTAATAATTCTTATGAAAAAGCATTTGTTATGGCAGCTGGCGGTACAACAGTTGATGGTTTTCCTTTTGATAAAAAAATGGGTGGGTTTGATGAAAACACTAGAGGCACAATGGTTCATATTCCACCTTGGTTACAAAGAGGTAAGTTTGAAAATGTAATTGAAATGTTAAAAACAGATCCACAATTAGTTTTAAAAGCATCATCAAATGGTAAATTAGCAGTAGCAATGGATGGAGAAGAAGTAAATATATTTACTAATGAAGATCCATATTTTGTAAGTGTTGGTAATGGTAAATATAAAATTGCTAATGGCGATAATCCAGTAACGGGCCAAAACCCAGAATACTTACTTAATAGTGATGGTGGATATTTTATTATTGATATTAATAAAATTAAAGCAGAAATAATTACGGGTATGCAATAATGAGTTTTTTCTTTGAAGAAGATACAGCTATACAAGTAAAAAGCACAGAAAGTATATCTAAAGGCGAAAGAACTGATTTTATGGAAAATGCTAGTAAAGCATTTAACGCATTCCGTAGATCAGAAATATTTACATCTGAAGGTAATAACCAGGAAGAAGAATACGTTAATATAGTAAACATATTAACTGCTGCGGGTCATTCAGATTACATATCTCCATTAGAAGTTAATACAGATCCATTAAGTGAAGATGGCGACATGGGCGCAGTATTTAAAACTAGAGACGAATTACAAAAAAATTTTTGGGATCAAGTTGCAGTATTACAAACTACTGATGAAAATTTAAAAAATAAATTAACAGAAGCGGGTTTAGATAATTTTGAGAATATGCAAAAAACTATTGCAACTAAAACTCAAAACGCCTGGAAAGATTATACTGAAGTAAACGAAAGAGCTACTACTGCTGGATGGTGGGGTGGCATGGGTGGTATGGCGGGAGCTGCATTTACAGATCCTATTATGCTTATGACTATACCAATATCTTTTGGTTATTCTGTACCCGCTGGTTTTAGTGCCGCTGCATTAAAAATTGGATTAATGGAAGGTATTATAGGTGGTGTTGCAGAAACAATAATACAGTTAAAAGCACAACCATACAGAGCAGAATTAGGTTTTGAAGATGCTGGTTTTGTAACTGGTGCAAAAAATGTTGGAATGGTTACACTTGCATCAGCTACATTATCTCCATTACTATTTGGTACATTTAAAGCATTTGGTAAAGGTATCGATGTAGGTAAAAAGTTTTTACACAAACAAACTCCAGAAGATCTACAAACTATTTTTAAAGAAATGGGAGAAATAAACCCCAAACTAAAAGATAAAGATTTAACAGAATTTGAATTACCAAAAAAAGATAGTCCGTTTGAAGATACAGCTCCAGCTAGGGTTGAGCATAACGAAAGATTAGATACAGCAGCAAGAGCTATTGAAAATGGAGAACCCGTAGATTTACCACCAATAAGATCCACGTTAGAAACACCAACACCAACTAAAATAGAATTTAACGATATAACTGCAAGCAACCCAGCTATTAAAAATACTTATGATGGTGTTAATAGATTAAAAGTATTTACAGAAGATAAAGCTCCTATAACTGTAAAAATGTTAGAAGATATATCTAAAGATGATTTAAACAAAATTTTAAGAGCAAATGAATTAGGTTTATATAAAAGTCGGCCAGAAGTTTTAATTGCTGCTGATATGACAAAAAATTTTACCAATAAAAAAGGTAAGATTAATTATGAAAATGCACAATTTTTTATACGTAAAGAATTAAAAGGTACTGAAACTTTAGATGAGCTTTTACAATTAGAAAGATCTACAAGAGTTACAGAAACACCAAAGGTTGCAGAAGTAGAAACTGTATCTAAAAACTTTAATAAAGAGCCAACTAGATTAGCTGACGATCAGAATAATGTAAGAGATTTTGATGTACCTAATGAAGCAGCTTATAGAAATCAAGCCTCAAATATTGAAAGATCTGTATTTGATGTATCTACTTCTTCTTCCATTAGAAGTGTTGCTGGAGCTGGTGCAGCTGCTAAAACATCGCCTACTGTATTATCAGATGCAACCCAAGTTTTAGCTAAAGGTTCCCAAAAAACAGAAGCTACTCCAGTATCAGTTTTAGCTAATGCTAATACAGTTCCACCACTATTTCGTGGTTTAGATACAAGTAGGGTAGGTTCTAAAAGTGCCATAACTAATAAAACAATATATCATATATCAGATGATTTCAATACGATTTATAAAACACTATCTGGAAAAAAAAATGAAGTTTTAAAAGAATTACAACCAATAGCTAATAAATATAATGGCGATTTAAAGGCAAGAATAAAAGCTATTAAAGAAATTAATAAAAAATTAAAACATACAACAAACCCTAAAAAACCAGAGCATATATCAGATTATTTAGGAACTAGAATATCTGTAAAAACTATTCACGAAGCTAAAATGCTTTTAAATGATTTAAACAAAGTTGTTAAATTTTTAGATGTAGATGATTTTTTAAATGATGCGGGTAGAGTAGTTGAAAGTAATACTGAATATAGAGCTATTCATGCACAAGTATTAACTAAAGATGGCTTTTCATTTGAGTTACAAATTAGATTGAAAGAGCTAGAGCCATTAACAAATAAATCTCACGAAAGTTACAAAAAAGCATTTTCTAAAAAAGAAATGACAAATGAAGAATTTAATATATTACAAAAAGAATTACGATCAGTTAATAAAAAATTAAAAGCTAAATATTTTCAAATAAAAGATAAAGAATTTGCAAGATTAAAAAGTGAAGATCCATTAGATACGCCAATACCAGTTAGTCAAAGATTAGATGATGTTACTGGAGAAAGAATACCACTAACTATAACTGCTAGAGAAGCTATTGAACAAGCAGCTAAAGATGAAACAATGTTAAACAGATTGAAAGATTGCGTATGAGCCAGTTTAGAAAATGTATTATTAATGGTGCTAAAGAAGGTTTGATAAGTCAAACACAAGCTCACAAACTGCAAGATATGTTAAATGAGTTAGAGGATTACTTTCAATTTAAAAAAGGTTTAGATAGATCGGAAGCTCAAAGAGCTGCTGCTAAAAAAACCTACGATCAATTAAAAATAGAAAGTGCAGAAAAATTAAGAGCTACATTACTACAAAGAAAAGTAATGGATCAAATCCAGGAAAGATTATTAAATTATAGAAATAGTAAAGGCGAAGTAGATGTACCTAATGCAGTTAGATCTATGTATGCACACGATAATTATTCAACTGAATTTAGTATTGAAAGATTAGTTGATATGGAAAGAGGTAAAGCTCACGCATTAATGAATAATGTTTTAGATCAGCTAGCTTATAAAATAGGTGGCAGACAAACTAAATTACAAAAAACTAATCTTAAATTAATGATTAGAGAATTAATGGGAGAAAATACTGGTAATAAAAATGCTAAACAATTAGCTGAAGCCTGGAAACAAACTGCTGAACATTTAAGAAAAAGATACAATAGTTTTGGTGGCAAAATTTTATCAAGAAAAGATTGGGGATTACCACAAATACATGACACATTATTAGTTAGATCTGTAACTAAATCAGATTGGATTGATTATGTTTTACCTAAACTAGATCTTGATAAAATGACAGATGAAAGCACGGGTTTACCATTTACAGATAAAAGTATTCAAAAAGCATTAAATCAAGTTTACGATAATATTTCAACAGAAGGTATGGCAACTTTTAAACCTGGCACAAATTCTTATGGTAAAACATTTGCTAATAGAAGAACCGATCACAGATTTTTAGCTTTTAAAAATGCAGATGCCTGGATGGAATATCAAACAAGATTTGGTAATCCAGATCCATTTGTAACTATGATGGAACATATTAACGGAATGAGTAGAGATATAGCTTTATTAAAAACATTGGGGCCAAATCCAGATGCAACACACTCATTTTTATTACAAACTATAAAGAAACAATCAATATTAGATACAGCCGCAGAAGCACAAGGTAAATTTAAAAGAAAAACTATTAAAAAAATTTCTGGTAGTGAACAAGATAGAGCAAGTGCAATAACTGAAAGTATTAATAATTTATATGCCTATCACAAAGGTACTTTAAATCAGCCAGTTAATGCTACTATGGGAAATACATTTGCTGGTTTAAGACAAATACTAACTTCTGCACAATTAGGAGGAGCAAGTATTATGGCTCTTTCAGATTTTAACTGGTCAAGGATAACATCTAAATTTAATGGTTTACCATCTTTTAAAGCTAACAAAATGGCTACAAAATTATTATACGATGGTATAAAAAAAGATAGTTCATTAAGTAGAGTTGCTATGCGATTAGGATTAATTGCTGAAATGCAATCAACAGTAGCTGGAGTTCAAGCAAGATATTTAGATGACATAGATACACCAATGTTAGCTAAAAGAGTTTCAGATGTAATTTTAAGAGGTTCTGGATTATCTCATTTAACACAATCTGGTAAATGGGGTTTTGGTATGTCTTTACTAGGAACGCTAGGAGACGAAAGCGGTAAAGTTTTTAATAAATTAAACCCAGATTTACAAAAAGCATTAAATAAATATGGTATAGATGATGAGGCTTGGGATATTATTAGAGCTACTAAATTATATGATGCGGGTATTGATGAACCTTCTATGGTTGGTAAAAATATAACTTTTTTAAGACCCGATGATATTCATGCAAGAGCAGATCTAGCTCCAGATATTAGAGAAGATTTAACAACAAGGTTAATGAATTTTGTTACTTCTGAAACTAACTTTGCTGTACCTACTGCATCTGCAAAAGGTAGAACTATTTTAGCGGGAAGTACAAAAAAAGGTACTGTACCTGGAGAGCTTATGTCATCAGCTTTAATGTATAAAAACTTTGCAATTACATTAGGCTTTACTCATTTAGCTAGAGGGTTTCAGCAAGTAGGTTTAAAAGGTAAAGCAAAGTATTTAGTACCAATGATTATAACGGGTGGTGTTATGGGTGCTTTAGCTTATGAATTAAAACAAATAGCAGCTGGTAAAAAACCTACTGAACTAAAAGATATGGGAGTTAGATATTGGTTAAATTCATTAGTGTATGGTGGTGGATTAGGAATTTTTGGAGATTTTTTATTTGCAGATCAAAACAGATATGGTGGATCTTTGCAGAAAACTATTGCTGGGCCAGTCGTAGGTTTCTTACATGATGCAATACAATTAACTATTGGTAATGTTATGCAGCTAGCTTCTGGGGAAAAAACTAATGCGGGTAAAGAATTAGCGGCATTTATACAAAGATACACTCCTGGTTCAACACTTTGGTATACCAGGTTAGTATTCGAAAGATTAATTATAGATACACTTGAAAGGTTAATTAACCCAGATTTTGATGCAGATAATAGAAGAAAAGAAAGAAACTTAAAAAAACGTACTGGACAAACGTATTGGTGGTCTCCAGGCGAAATTACACCAAATTAATTATAGACAATAAAGTCTTTTTTAAATAAAGAGAAACATAGTGTAGGATTTTCATGCCTACAAACTATTTTTTTCACAACCTAAAGTAAAAATTATGACAATAAGTACAACAACTATAAAAAATTCGTATAGCGGTAATGGTAGCACAACTGCGTTTGCCTACACATTTCCTATTAATACAACATCTGAAATTACAGTAATTGAAAGATCTGCTACTGGTTCAGAAACAATAAAATCTGAAGGTACTGGATCAACAAACTATGGTATAGTTGACAATGGAGCTTCTGGCGGAACAGTTACTATGGTTACGGCTCCAGCATCTGGCACAACTTTAGTTATTAGACGTAATACAGATCTTACACAAGAAACTGATTATGTAGCAAACGATCCATTCCCAGCTGAAACGCATGAAGATGCTTTAGATAAAGCATTAATGCAATCACAAGAATTACAAGAACAATTAGATAGATCATTTAAAGTATCAAGAACTGCTACTATTACTACACCAGAATTTACAGAAGATGCTGCAACAAGAGCATCAAAAACTTTAGGTTTCGATAGCACGGGTAACGTACTACAAACTGTCGCTGATTTCTTACCCGCTGGTGGAGATAGTGCAATGTTTCAATATTCAACAACAACTGCCGATGCCGATCCTGGTTCTGGAAAATTTAGATTAAACAACGCAACAATTTCTAGTGCAACTGAAATGTATATAGATGATTTAGAATTTAATGGTACAGATGTTTCAGCATGGGTACAGAGCTGGGATGATGTTGCGGGTAACGATACTAATAGAGGAAGAATAAGAATTTCAAAAGCAAATACATTAGATACTTGGATGGTATTTAAAGTTACTGGTGCAATTACAGATGCTACTGGTTATTCTAAAATAAGTTTAGTTTACATTGATAGTGCTGGTACTTTTGCAGATGATGATAAAGCATTTATTGCATTTGTATCATCTGGAGAAGATGGAGCTATACCTGGCTACTTTTATAAATTCGATACTGGTACATCTGATGCTGATCCTGGAGCTGGAGAGATTGCTTTTAATCACGCAACTTATGCAAATGTTACAGAAATATATATTGATGATGTTGATGCTAATGGTGCAGCAACTCAAACTGATACTGAAACTTGGGGATCATCAACTTCAACTATAAAAGGATTTATTCACATTGTAGATATTAACGATAGATCTACATACGCAAGATTTAAAGTAACTGCTGCGGTAACAGACGCTTCTGGTTATAATAAAATTACAGTTGTTCATCTTGCATCTAATAATACATTTTCAGCAGCCGATGAGCTGTCTGTTCATTTTACAAGAACAGGATTAAAAGGAGATACTGGATCACAAGGTATTCAAGGAAATACTGGAACTGCTGGTTTAGCAATGACTTTTAGTAATTCAACTTCTGATGCAGATCCAGGCGCAGGCAAAGTAGCTTTAAATAATGGAACGTTAAGTTCAGTTTCTATTTTATATGTAGATGATGCAGACGATGCTGGAACTGACATATCTGGTTTTGTTCAAAGTTGGGATGATGTATCAAACTCTGCTGCTAGAGGTATTATTCAAATAGTAAAAGAAGGAACACCAACAACTTTTGCAAATTATAAAGTAACTGGTGCTGTAACAGATGCAAGCGGATACACTAAAATTCCCGTAACTCATATAGTTTCAAATGGTTCTTTTTCAAATGCAGATGGTATTGGAGTTAATTTTATATATTCTGGTGCAGATGGTTCTGGAGATGTTTCAACAGATGGTACACAAACATTAACTAATAAAACTCTAACATCGCCTAAAATTGGTACTTCTATTTTAGATACCAATGGTAATGAATTATTAAAACTTACTGCAACTGGTTCAGCAATTAATGAATTAACTTACGCAAATGCTGCTGCTGGCAATAATCCTACTTTTACAGCATCTGGTGGAGACACTAATATTGGTGTATCAATTTTACCAAAAGGAAGCGGACAAGTTACAATAGATAATTTAACTTTTCCAGCAGCAGATGGTTCAGCAAATCAAATTTTAACAACTAATGGTTCTGGAGCTTTATCTTTTGTAGATAACTCTGGTGGTACAGATTGGCAATCAGCAGTCAAAACTTCAAACTTTACAGCAGCAGCTGGAGAAGGTTATTTTGTAAATACTGCTGGTGGTGCTTTTGAAATTGATTTACCAGGTTCTCCTAGTGTAGGAGATGAAATTGAATTTGTTGATTTTACAAGAAATTTTGCAACAGCTAATCTTACATTAGATCAAGGGTCTTTAAAATTTCAAGGTTTTGCATCTCCAAAACCCGTTTATAGTACAGATGGTCAAAATATAAAAATAGTTTATTCTGGTTCAACGCAAGGTTGGATCCCATTAGTAGATGACGATGTAACTAATGAAACTCCACAAACATATTCAGTAGATTTTTTAGTAGTTGCTGGAGGAGGCGGTGGTGGACAAGATGACGGAGGAGGCGGAGGTGCTGGTGGATACAGAACTTCTACTCAAGCAAGTCAGTCTGCTGGAAATACTATAACTGTTACAGTAGGAGATGGTGGAGCTAATCGGACAGATGGTAGTGATTCATCAGTTTCTGGTACTGGTATAACAACAATTACATCTACTGGTGGTGGTAAAGGTGGAGATGGTGGGCCAAATACTGCTGCAACAGGTGGGTCTGGTGGTGGTGGTGGAAATACTAATTCAAATCCAGGAGCTTCTGGAAACACTCCAAGTACTTCTCCAAGTCAAGGTAATGATGGTGCTGCTGGTCAAGCCTCTGCACCAAGAAACGGTGGCGGTGGCGGTGGTGCTGGAGAAGATGGAAATACAGATGGTGCTGCTCATGGTGGAGATGGATTATCTTCTTCAATAACTGGTTCAGCAGTTACAAGAGCTGGTGGCGGTGGTGGTTCAACAAGAGTTGATGGAAACGCACGACCAGGCGGAGATGGTGGTGGAGGTAATGGTGGTTGTGATACCCCACAAGTTACAGCTACAGCTGGAACTGCAAATACTGGTGGTGGAGGCGGAGGAGGTGCTGGAAATACTCCTCAACAAGGTGGTGCTGGTGGAAAAGGTGTGGTTATTGTTAGTATGCCAGACGCAAATTACTCTGGAACAACATCTGGATCTCCAACAGTTGCTACAGGAGTTTCTGGAAAAACAGTTTTAACATTTACAGGAAGTGGGAGTTACGTATCATAATGGCTAGTTTTGCAAAAATAGGATTAAATAATAAAGTGATTGAAGTTCAATCAGTAGTTAATGAAGTTTTACATGATAGTAATGGTGTAGAACAAGAAAGCATTGGAATTGATTTTTTAAATAAATTAACTAGTTGGTCTATTTGGAAACAAACATCTTATAATACTCATGGTGGAGTTCACGATAATGGTGGCACACCATTTAGAAAAAATCATGCTGGTATAGGTTACACTTATGATGAAGATAGAGATGCTTTTATACCACCTAAACCTTATACATCTTGGACACTTAATGAAGAAACTTGTTTATGGGAAGCACCTAGCGAAAAACCCAATGATGGCAATTCTTATATATGGAATGAAGAAAATCAAACTTGGGATCAAATATAATAAATACTAAATTTTTAGTATGAAAAAAACAAAAATTAATAATCCATCTTGGAATTTGTATTTAGATAAAGTTTATACTTATGCCTATATGGAAAAAGTATTTACTAAAGAAGAATGTAAATTAATAATTAATTCTGCAAAAAAAAAAGGTTTAGTTAAAGGAATTACAACAGGCAAAACTGATGCCAGATTAAGTAAAATTTGTTGGTTATATAGTGATGAAAATTTAGAATGGGTATTTAGAAAAATTACAGATGTTGTTTTAAATCTTAATAGTAGGTTTTTTAATTTTGATATTTTTGGTTTAAATGAGGGTTTACAATTTACAAATTACAAAGCACCATCAGATAATTATAGAAAGCATATTGATAGATCATTAGATATTGTAGTAAGAAAATTATCTTTATCAATTCAACTTACTGATCCCAAAGAATATGAGGGTGGAGAACTAATTTTATACGAAGATGAAAAAGGCACACCAATGAAAAAAGAACAAGGTACATTAGTATTATTTCCATCTTATATGTTACATGAAGTTAAGCCTGTAACAAAAGGAGAAAGAAATTCATTAGTTTCTTGGGTAACAGGAAAACAATTTAAGTAATTATTTTAAATAAAAAAATTACAAAATTAATAAATGAAATTTATATTAGTAATATATGTATGCTCTTTTTTAGAAAATACTTGCAAAGATCCAGTAGAATTAAATTTACAATTTAATACTTGGAAAGAATGCGCAATGGCTGCGTTAGATACCAGCCAAAAATATTTAGATTTAGAAGATGAAAAAACTATAAACAAATATCGTCTTGCAACTAAATTTAGTTGTGAAGCAATACAGGAAACGTGATGGCAAAAAAGAAATCTCAACACTCAAACGTACAGGATCATAATGGTATAAGAATATCCTACCATGAAAAGGTTTGCGCAGAACGAATGAAAACTTTGTTCAAAGCAATCGATGAAATGCGAGTAGATATTAAATCATTAAAATCTGACATGAATAGAGGTAAAGGAGCTGCTACTATAATAATACTCATAGGTGGTTTACTTGGCTCAATCTTCTACTACTTTACGAAATAGAATAACCAACGCTAAAGGTTTATCAAACGAACTACTAGCTGCTGCAAAGTTTGCCAAGGATCCAAACTTAATAGTCTTTACACCCATTGGTGCGGGGCCAGTAGATATATTAGTTCTTAACATAAAGACGGGGGAGTACACGGCTTATGATGTCAAAACAAGAAACTACCGCAAGAATGGTTACAAAATTGCTAGAGCAAGAACTGGCGAGCAAAAAAGATTAGGTGTCAAAATTATTAATTTTGATCCAGAAAGTAAATGAAACATGGAAGAAGTTAAATCACGAATTAAGGAACACGAAGGGTTTAGGGATACTGTGTACTCCGATAGCCTGGGTTTCGCTACAATTGGCTATGGCCATCTGGTTCTACCTACCGATGACTTTGTTGAAGGTGTGGCGTATCCTAAAGAGCAGCTTGAAACTGTTTTTGACAATGACTTTGAAATTGCTCTCACATCTGCTGAAGAACTTTTGGAAGAAATAGAAGTGCCAGAAACTATTAAAGGTGTCATTTGTGAAATGTGTTTTCAGTTAGGCAAGCCTCGTACTATGAAATTTAAGAAGATGTGGGAAGGTTTAGAAGCTGGAGATTATAATAAAGCAGCTGATGAAATGATTGATAGTGCTTGGCACAAGCAAACTACGTCAAGATGTGAAAGCCTGGCGGAGCTAGTTAGGAGCTGTGCATGATACAATTTTTAAGCATACTAAAAAACCCATTAACTAAAATGGTGTTTAATAAAGCAACAGAACATTTTAAACACAAAGCAGAAAAGGTAAAAGTAATTAGAGCTGCTGAAATAGAGGCAGCAAAAGACGTAGATATAACTAGAATTAAAAGTCAAAACAATACGATCAAGGATGAAGTATTAATGTTTTGGCTAATTGGAATGCTTACTACTGGCTGGTTTCCAGCTACTAGAGAAAACTTTAGAGAGTGGGTAGCAATCATAAATGATCTACCAGACAGCGTTTGGTATTTAGTTATCATAGTTTTTACAGCTAGCTTTGGATCTAAAGTTTCTGACAAATTAATGAATAGGAAGAAGAAATGACAATAACTAAATCAGATTTTGATCCGCATTGTTTTGGCGGACAGTATCAAGATCCACCAGATACATTACACTTTCAATTTGAAGGTGTTAGATGCGATAACTATGTCTATCGTTATGTTTTAGTAGATAAAATTAGACCGAATAAAATAGATGCTAGAAGTAAAAAAACAGAAGAAGAAGTAGGTAAGTCTGGCAATGAGATAGCTCAAAGTTATTTACCTTTAGTTTTAACAGAAGAAACAAAACCAAGTTTAGTAAATAGAATTAAAAAGATTTTGTTCTAATGGCTAAACAGAAGTTTACTCACTTTGTACCAAGGGATAAACCAAAGAAACGGCCAGGCGTACATAAAAAATCATTAAATAAATCAGAAAAATTACAGAAGAAACTTACAAGATATAAAGGCGGTGGAAGATGATTAAAAAATTTATTAAATGGTTGTTTGCACCACGATGCAAATGTGGAGCAAAAAAAAATGAAATGGATTAAAGGATTTGTATATACCTTTTTAGCTATTCTTTGGCTTATTTTAATATTAAGTACAGCTGCATTTGCTGTTACACAAACAAATACAAGTGGTTCTAACACGAACATAAGTGGAGCATATACTGGAGGGTCAACAACTTACGAAAGTGGATCTTCTTCATCTAGTACAACCACAAACAGCACAACATCTAATATGAAATCAGCTCCATATACATCTGCTGCGCCATCTTTAGGTTCAATGAATAATTGCGCATTAGCTTTATCTGCTGGAGTGCAAAACTTTTCAATAGGTGTATCAGCTGGCAGACATTATATAGATCCCGTTTGTCAAACAATTAATTTATCTAAAGCTCTGCATGGTATGGGTATGAAGGTTGCAGCAATAAGTGTGTTGTGTGGTAATCCAGAAATATTTCATGCAATGAGTGCAGCGTTTGCAAATACTCCGTGTCCGATTGAAGGCAAGATTGGTGCAGAGGCAACTAAAATATTATTTGAAAAATATAATGGCAAGATGCCAACCTACGAACAGTACTTAAAACTAGAATTAAAAAAGATAAAAGTTCAAAAATCTAAAATTAAAATAGAAAAAATAAAACCTACAAAAGTTCACTAATGACTAGAAAAACTAACACAATATTAATTGGATTGTTAGGAACTATTCTTATGGGTTTAGCAACTTGGGTTGTAATTACACTTGTTGAAATACAAGTAATTGTAATGATGTTGCAACAAGAGCTAATGGATTTAGATAAAGTTATAGGCAGAATTTATCATCACATGGATAGGTTAGCACAATGAAATTTTTTATAATACTAGCAGCTTTACTTTGGTTGCTATTATCCTGGTTTGCAAGTTCAGTTGGTTTAAAAGCTGAAGAAATAACAACAAATAATTTATTAACCAATAGTAATTTTGAAACGGGTAATGCTAATGGCTGGACAACAAGTGGAGATACCCAAGTAGTAAATGATTGCTGCGAGCTAAATGGTGTATCAAGTAATTATGATTTAGAGTTTGGCGATAGCGGATCTATATCGCAAGATGTTAATTTAACAACTAATACTATTACCCAAAATATGTTGGATAATGGTATTACTTTAAACCAAGTAACAGAGGTGCAAAACGGAGAATGTAATGTATCTGGTTGTTGGGGAGGCAGCGGAGCTGCGGATCAATTTACTATAAATCTTAATATTAAAGATAGCTCTGGTAGTGTTATTGCTACCATGACATCTACTAGAACAAATGTAACGGGTATTAACGGAGCTAATTTTACTGATACTCTTATCTATACTGGTACTGGTTCAAACGTAGGTAACACTACTATTTCTGCTGTAGATGCAAATGCTCCAGCAACTCTTGGTGGGCCAAACATAGACAACATATTATTAACTATGACTTATAATAATGTTGTTTTACAAGTTGAGACTAAACAAGCATTACAAGCATTTGAAGAACAAGTTTTATTTGAAGAAGAAGAACAATTTTTTACTGAAGAATTTGTAGAAATATTTACTGAAAAAATAGAAACGATTGCAGCTTCTCCATTACCATCTGAAGAAAAAGCAGTAGAAATAACAGCTGCTGTATTAAAGTTTGAAGAAAAAACAGAAACTAAAGTAACTAAAGCAGAGATACAAACAGCTTCTTTTTTACCACCACCAACTACAATGATGGAAGAAAAAGAAGAAAAAAAACCAGCTGAAATAGCAATGGCTATTATGGAAGAAACTAAAAATGAAGAACCACCATCAGAGCCAGAACAAATAATAGAAACTAAAAAGGAGACTACAAATGTACGGGAAGAAGAAACCAACAAAAGTCAAGCCGAAGAAACCAAAACAGAAACCGAAGAAAAGGTAGCTGCTAAACCAGAGACTAAAACTAAAAAAACTAATACTAAAGTTAGTAAATTAGAAGCGTCTATGGATAAGGTAGATGCAGTAGTTAAAGATGCTGCTAAAAACCTTGAAGTAAAAAGTATTATAAAGCTAGATGCTATGCAAAGTGATAGCTCTATTAACCTGGCTGTCTATAACAACCAGGCGTTTTATAAAAGTAAAGATATATATCTAAATCAAATTATTATGTTTGATAACAGAGACATCTATAACAATGTAACCTTGGTTAATTACATAAGTAATGATCCAATAAACATTAAAGAAAATATCTTACACAACATTAATAAAAGAAAAGAAGAACTATTAATAGAAATAGAGGTACTTAAAAATGGATAGTATTAAAAAGAACTTAACTAACATAGTTGTCATAATTGGTTTAATTGGTTCCATTGGAGCTGGTTTTACAAAGTATGGAGAACTGACTACTAGATTATCTGAAATAGAAGGTAGATCTTCTACTGACTATTCTGCACAGATTGCAGTATTAGAGGAAAAAGTTGCAAAATTATCAGATGAAGTAGATGGATCAACTAATCATGGTCATACTAAAATATTGATAAACGAGAGACAAATTGAACTATTAAAAGTTAAAATAGACGAAATTAAAGCGTCTGTTTCTAACCCGCTTGGCGGATAATCTGGTCTGGGTGGCTGGATTTGAACCAGCGATCCCTAGCTCCCAAAGCTAGTGCGTTACCAGGCTACGCTACACCCAGACTTCTATTTTTTCGAGACTTGTATCAGAGAGTTATCGGGGAGTAAATGATGTATCAACGTGATAACAGCTAGGAAAAACAACCCTTATTTTATAACCTTTTTGGTAAATAAAATTTGTCTAATTGTGGTTGTAAGTGTTATATAACAACGATAATTAACAAAATGATTGGTAGGTTCGAATATTACGAATACCTATTGGCACACAACAATTCTAAACTATCAGAGAGTAAACGAGAGAGTAAACCAAAGATGTTTGGTATTTTTTTTGTATTTTTTGAGGAGTAAAAGTAACGAGGGAGTTGCTAGCTCCCTCTAGTTTTTTTATAAATTATATATTTTTATTGGTTCTTTATCTGCTACTGGATCTTTAAATGTATTCTCGCCAGCTAGCTCTCGGTTTAATTTAGGCATTAGAGGCGCATAGAGACGTTGTAGCCTACGTTCTTCAATAATGTTAGCTTCTATCTCACGAAACTTTTTAGCTACCATATCTTGCTTAAATAAAGGTATTTGTTGCAGCACCATTTCTGGATCTCCATTGTATAATAAATTTATATCCCAGCCTTCTTGTTTAGCTAAAACAAATAACTTATCAGAACCAATGCCATTCAAGGCTTTTTCATATTTCTGTATCTGCTGAAACGAAACCTTTACTGCTTTAGATATTTTTGTTTGAGTTTTACCGCTTATGGTTCTTAAAACGAACATCATTTTTGCTATTCGTTCCTTCTCTTGTAGTGCTGGCATCTATCATCCTTGCGTTATTTGATTAATAGCAGCTTTTCTTTGTTTCTCATTCAAATTCAAATCTCTGATGTAGTTAGCTTGTCTAATATCTTTAGAGTTACCAAATCTATTATCCATTTGCTTATCAGTTAAAATTTTAAGTTCTTCCATTCTTGATATGCTCCATTTTCTAAAAGGAGACATCCCGTTTGGCCAATGGATCCCTAATCTTTTAGCAGAAACTTTAACTCTTTTTCTAGCTCCGTGGATAGGTACATTAAACACTCTTTTAAATGTTCTTTTTTCCATTTTATTTATATCTGGATTATTAAAAGTTACGTTTCTATGTGTAATTGGAAACATCTGTGCCTTCATCCATATACCAAACAACTCCAAACATTGATCTGATACTTCTACAAATCTTCTTTGGGTCTTTACCTGGTAGGGTCTAAAGTTATTTTCTTCATTAATTGAGTGATCTAAAAACACACCACCAGAATTAAAATCTACATTTTCATAACAGATCCCAAGAAGCTCACTTAATCTAGCTCCAGTTTCAGCAGCACATTTGTATAAAGTTTTAAGTTGTATATCTGGTTCCTTATTTACAACAGCTAACAGCTCTGGAGTTGTAGGCATCCACTTGATTTGAGTATTGTAATCTTTAAAATATTTTGGCCCGAATTTAAAATTAGCAATGGTGTAATCAATCTTCCATTGTCTGCTGGCACAAAAATTTACAAATTTTTTAAATTCTAATACCGCAGCTCTAATAGTTACTCTACCAATGGTTTCAGTTTTTTTCTTATAGAAACCGAACCCATTTTTTTTAACCCATTGTAGAGCTTTGCTATTTTTAATACCAAGTAAAGTTACTTCTCTAAAATCTGATAGTAAGTAGTCTGCTAGATATTGTTTATTGATATGGGGTCTAACATGATTGTTAATATATGCAATCTGCATATCTTTATATTTAGATGTTGTGTCTGGATCGCTATTAATAACTTTAAAGTATTCATCAAAAGCAAAATTAAATTCTATTTTTTGATCGATGACATCTATTTTATCTGAATTTTCTAGTTTAGATCTTAACGCTTCAGCTTTTCTTTTTTCATTCAAACCAAAAGTTTCTTTGTTTTGCTTTTTAGTTTTGCCGTTTACCTGGTAAACAACTTGAACGCATAGTTTTTTACCGCCAGCTCTATCAACAGTAACAACTTGAACTTTCATATATTAAGCACCTCCATTATTTAATTTAGGAACAACATTTGTAAATTGGATTGTAGGTATTTGTGGATTATATTTTTTTAATAATTCTTTTTTTTCCCACATACTTTCCAACACATTATTTAATTGGTCGAAGTAAATACCACTTTTAGTATTTAACAATTTACCATTTTTATTTTTAATAGTTATGTCGTAAAGATCTAAACCATTAAGAGTAATTCTAACAGTTCCATATTTTACAGCAGAAGTATTACTGATTGTAAATTGCAATCCAAATAAACCATCTTTATCTTCATACGCAGCATAATTTCTAGCAGCAGCACACATTAAAACAGTAGGGTGGATTTGTAATTTAATTGTTTTAGCAATATTTAAAACATCTTCATTTGTCATTAAGCAGCCTCCATTTGGTTAAGTATTTTTTGAAATTTTTTAGAAGTACCAAAAGCTAAAGCATTTTGGTAGCCAGTATCATTTTCAGTAAAATTATAATATTGCTTACCCGTCATGCCATAATATTTTTTATCATTAGCATTTAAGTAATTGGCATAAGTTTTACCAACTACTGTTTTTTTAATACCATCTGCTTTTTTGTATCTATGTAAGATATATCCAGTACCTTCTAAACCAGCTTTGACACACGCTTTAAAATGTTTATCAAAGTTAGTAACCTGGTTATCTTTTTTAATTGTAATACCCATGTCTCCATGCTCACACATTTTCCAACTAGGGTAATCATATTTTTTAAAAAGTTTTGCTTTTGTTAAATGCACTATGCAGCCTCCTTTTTTGGTTTATCCCACACAAGCAAAGTCTTACCAATAACTTTGGATGACTTGTTTTTTTGTGGAAGGATTTTTTTTGTAA